GTCAATGCTTACTTCCACAACATCAAGTAAGATGCACATCTTGTAAACTGTGAGTCTGTCAGGTACGCGCTGTTTAGCTCGCCTGATAAACCTTTCTTATCCCACCAACCAATTCTCAGTTCGCGGGTAATATCGTTCTGCGCTTTGTCGTGCTCATCGCTGAACGTATCAATGCCTAGCTGTAGAATGTCAGGCACTAGGTTTTGTAAGTCTTTATCTTCTGAAAATGCCATTACCATTTCACCTTGTCCGACCAATAAGCCCCAGACATTTTGCCTTTGGCTATATTCTTTGCATGGCGCGCTTTAAATGAAGCCCGCTTTGCTTTGTCTGCCGCTGATTCATTTTTTCTAGGTGGCTTGTTATCTGCCCCCTGTTGCCCGAATCTAATCAGCTTAATCTTATCTCCTTCTTTGGCTAATACGGCATGAGACTTAGTCGCATGACCAGATGTCCGTTTGGGCTTATTATAGCCGCTGAACCTTTCGCCTCTGTATGTAATCGCCATATTAACCTCAGAAAAAAGAATAGCCCCCACCGAAGTAGGGGCGCACTTCAAAACTTAAAGTGTTTTCTTAGAGCATAGACGAACAGCAAAAGTTTCGTCTAATACTGTAGAACCATAAACAGCACTTGCAACCAGTTCGTTTGCTCTCATAGAGGCATCACGCTGAGTTTCAAGGTTGAATGTTGATTTCATTGCGATAGCTAAACCTTCCGCAGTGAAGATACAACCTGCCGCTTGGTCAGCAGTGTCATTATCACCACCAGCAACACCATCAGCACCAAGATCAGTATAGTTCACTGGTACATTTGAAGACTCATAGAACTGAACACCCGCTAGGTTACCAATATAACCTGAGCGTAATGCTTCGTTACCGACATCAGATTGACCATTAACAAAGCTATTTGTTAAAGCCTCTTTGATTGCATATGCTTGGTTAGGGTGTAGAACGCCAAACATTTGACCACGAGCCGCATTTTCTTTTAGCTTTGCAACAGCCGCAAAGATATTTGCAACACTTAAAGCCGCACCAACAGTACCAACTTGTGGTAAGGCTTCATCTTTAAAGTGTGCCATCAAATCTGTGTCAATTTTAGTTGCAATAGAGTTACCTAGAACAGTACCAACTTCTTGAGCAGGGTTTCCCGCGCCTTCAAGAGCAAGATCAGTCAAAGTAACCATTGCGCCAACTTCAGTAACAGTAATGTTAGTAGTGCCAGTGCTAGTTGATTGGTTGGTTAGATCAGTTGCTTCTGCAACAGCAGATGCAGTTAATTTACCATATTTAGGAATCTGTACAGTTTTACCTGATTGTCCCGCAATATTGTACTGAGTTACCAATCCCAACATTAGGGATTCTTCTTCAGCGGTGAATCGTGCCTGTGCAACAATATTAGAGAACAGATCGTTAAGTGTAGTTGTAGTTGTTTCGTTAGCCATTGTTAAAACCTCAATAAATAGAAAGAAAAAATAATTTAGCCTTTCCTTTTCATAGCAGTATAGGCTTCTTTGCCCCCGCTATTCCAATTCTCGACCATCCAATCCACCGATTGAGGCTTCGGAGTAGAGCCACCTGTATTACCCATGCTTCCTGCACCGCCACCAGAGGCGCGCACAAAGTGTGGGTTAACAGTCAAAAATTCTGTAACCATCTCATCGACAGATAACAGATCACCCTTATCATTATATCTAGGTGTTCCGTTATTATCTACAATCTCGACAACACCATCATCATTAAGTCTGGTCTTGCCTTTTAAGAGTTGTGTCACTTGTGTAGTATCAACTGCGTTATTTCGGCTAGCCGCACTGGTTAACTGTCCATCAATTAACGTCTCTTGCAACCTTGCCTTGTAACTGCTGATAACTGCATCTTTCTTTTCGACAGTATTCTTCAAGATAGAATCAAACTCTCCGCGCTGTTTCTGTTGCTCAATCTCAGCCTGTTCCTTTTGAGTAAGTAACTCTTTGGCTTCATCTAAGTTGATGCCGCCTAGCTTCTTATCAAACTTGCGCTGTTCTCTAGCAATCCGATCAGCTACGATTCGATCTAGTTCCTCTTGTGAAAATGTCTTATCCTGTGTTTGTACTGTTTCAGTCTCAGCTTGTGTTGCTTCCATGATTTCATCGCTCATGTTACGTGCCTCTTTAAAGAGTAGTTGGTGAATTGTTAGTTTAGCACATTACTTCTTAGTCTTGCGCTTCTTCTTCTTTTTGGTGCTTCCGTAGTGATTAGGCATTATTCATCCTCATTAAGTAGGTCAACCTGCAGAGAAATAAACTCGTACAGGTATGCAAACCGATCTTGCTCGTCAACATCAACAAGATCAAACAAATGATCAAGCTGTTCTTCTATGTCTTCTGGTAGCGGCTCTGTCCTAACCAGTTCTTTCGCCTTTTCAAAATACTTGCTCATAAAACCCTGCCCCCTGTAACAAAATTAAATCCATCAAACTCATTAATATGCCCTTTGGTTTTTGCAACTTCATCCAAGAAGTTAATAATCTTGGGGTCTACTAAATCTTTGCGCCCCATGTTGTACAAACTAAAACTTTCAGCGAACCATTCTTTTGAGTTGTATTCGCTGTATTCAGTCGGGAATATGCGCTCTCCGTTTCGCTGTCTAGTCCCCTTTTTAAAGAACAGTGAATCGAGGTATCTTTCAACTGGGGTCGGTATTCCACCCACCTCGTTTCCTACTCTGTTATATTCTTGATGTAGCAGGTGACCATACTCGTGAGTGAATACGTTGTTAAACTTGTCTATATTGTCTTGAAAGTACTCATCTGCACCATATGGTCTCCCTACCAGATCATCGCCTACTTTCCATGTACTAGCGGGTTTAACCTGCACACTTGCCTCTAGTTTAGCAACCTTCTTTCTACCCCTGTTAATAGCATCTATCTTCGCGTTGTATTCTTTTGAGATTACCTTGTATTCAGCAAAGTTTGAACGATCTGCAAAGTAAATCGTTTTTGCATCCCTTAGCTTTTCGCGCAATAACTCGAAGTCTTTTTCTAAGACAGCATTAGTTGCCCTTTGCTTCAAAATCTTATCGACTATTTCTTTGTCATCAAGAAATGCCGCCTGAGTTTTCGCGTTCCAATACCCTGCGCTGATAGAAAGATTGCCATCACCCATAGACATTGCCGCTTTTCGGCTACTAGTTGGCGTAATGCTCCGCACCTGCGGTATCTTGTACTTTTTCGACAAATCACTGGTTATGTCTAGCGCGCCATCTACTAAGGTTAAGGTTTCTGCGTTAAAACTTGTGCCAGTTACCTTCCCAGTTTGCTCTACAAACTTATCAATGCGGTCTTGCTTTAGCATCCCTCTCTTGTAGCCGTAACCCTTAAACCTAGTTACAGGCTGTCCGTCATCGCCTAAAGGGTAACTATAAAAGTCCTTTTCTGCTTTTGGCTTAAACTTCTTAGTCAGCTTCTTCTCCGCCGACTTAACTGCCGCCGCTTTTGCTAACTTCTTGATAGGCTTAGTCTGCAATTCTGTTACTGGTTCTGGCTCTGGGGGTGGTGCAACCTCTTCTACTACTTCCTGCACTACCTCTTCATCGAAGACAGGTCGCCAGTGATGCTGGCATCTGTAGCCACCACGAACCACGAAAGGGTCACCAGAGGCTTTACCATTCCAACTGCCTGACCATATCTCTGCTATCTCTTCTTCTGTGTAGACCTTGCCTACGTGCTTTCTACAGTGTGATCGACTATTGTCCTGTAGACCGCCATAGTATTTCCACTTAGTAACGCCCGACTGTTTACCGATAGCTACGTTAGCGTTAGCGTTAAACTGCATCAGACCATCATGCACCTGCTGATCTGCGTAACGCTTTAGGTTGCCGCTAACAGTGTCTCTCACGTTCTTAACGGCATCAGAGAAAGATGTGCCGACCAGTGTCATATCGTATATCTCCTTCGAGACAGCCGTTAGATACTGATCGCCTACCGCTTCAAATCCCTGAAAGGTAAGCGACTGCAACTGATTAACAACACCCTTGTCTAGGTTGGTAAAATCACCATACTCATTTAGCATATCTGTAGCGCGCTCTGCTACGCCTGAGTAGTCCTTAACGATCTTATCAACCTCTGCAAGATACTCTTTGTCGATTATCTTCCTAAGCTCATTCCTTGACTCTACCGCCCACTCCAAATCAAAGAACTCGCCATCAGTTAAAGGCGCGCCAGACATAAGGTCTGTGATCTTGTCCTCTAGGTTAACAATGGCATCACCTAACTTGCGTTGGTGGTCTTCTGCCAGTTCAGCTAGAAAGTCTGCGTGTGTTCCGTCTGACATCTACGCCTCTGAGGGTTGTGATACCTTTGGCTTTAGCAGTTCATCGCCACCTGCCACATCTTCAAGACCGATCTTCTCACGAACCTCGTTAGCTGTGACTACGCCGTTGTCCATGTGATAAGCATATATCTGCGTTTTGTCGCTGTAGTCACCAACAGCAGTCGTGCTTGCCTCTATCTCTAAATGCGCTTTAGCGAGCATATCGTCATCAAGAACTAGATCAGCTATCTTCTTGTCAATTTCCTGAGCAAGTACAGTGGACTTAACGCCTGTGGCTCGCATCTGCTGTAAGAATACTAGCTCTTTGTCGTAGTCTCTAAGGTCGAACGCATCAGGATAGAACACTTGCACGTCATTGGTTACTTGTTGCCACTGACAGAACAGGTCAAAGATCTGCTCTTCTGCTAGCTCTAGTATGTCTGCTTTCTCAGCCAGTTTAGCATTAAGCATCTGAAACTCTGTCTGCATAGCTACGCCTGATTGTGTCATTGCCTGAGTGCCGCGTACTGCGCCCATGTGAGACATTCGGTTGATAGAATCAACCTTATCTTTAATAGACTTCATTACAGCATCTAGGTTAGCTCCTGATGGTTGCATCTGGTATGGCTTTAGGTTGCCATCCATATCATCAGGTAAGTTAATTACTGCACCTGCACCTGCACTAGCATCGGTCTCAAAGGTCTTAACTAGTGTTGGGTGGTTACTGATACGAATCAACTGCTCTACTTCTGATAACTCCTGATAGATAGCTCGTTGCATATACGACACATCAGCAATATCGCTTGTGCCAATACCACGCAAGGGCGATCTGTTAGCAGGTAGAAAGACAGCAGGAATCTTGCCTAGTGCATTGTCAATAGTCTCAATGTGCTGTTCTTCGTTGTTAGTAGCGCGCCAAGTCTCAATAGTATCTTCGCGCCATACTCTGTAGTAAGCCTCAGTCTCGGTGTTGCTAATGCGATCTACAGACTCTCTAACCTTTAAGTAGACTAGCTTATGCCTACCGCTAGAAGTACGCTCATACTTCCAATCAAACACGTTCTCTGGCGTGATGAGAGTCATGTAAGGGCGAATCTCTTGGTCTAGCTCTTCTGCCCTTGTAGAGGCGTTAGATTGCGGCTTGTCAATCATCAACCAAACGTGACCATATACGCTAGACCACACTTGCGCTTGTCTCATAAACGCATCGAAAGATCGACCATCGAGGTCAGCATCTTTCATAAAGGGGGTTAGTGCGGCATTGTTAGATAGGCTGTTGAATGCTCTGGTTGGCGGTACGCGCCATAGAAAGCTAGAGTAGATGTGGACAATGTTCTTGCAGTGGTTGTCCATCGGGGTAAGGTCTAAACGTCTAGCATATTCGTCTTTGTCTTCTGAGATGTAGCTTGTTAGGTAGCCACCATCTTTATAATCTTCTCCACCCATGTAGCTTCTGAGATAGAACGACCATCTGTGTTTATAGTCTTCATAGACTGGGTGAGTGTTTTCAATTACGCTGTTTTCCATCAAGTCCACCTAGTAGGTTGCGGAGTGTTATATTCAGTTCTGATTGGGAACAAATACTCTACTAGGTAGCCTAACGCATCATTCATGTGGTCAGTGCCATCCTTGTTAGGAATACTTGTACCCTCTTTATAAGTCTGTCTTTCTAAAC